CATATTAGAACCACTTAGCTTTAACTGGTTTTTTATCTGCTCTCATACGTTTTGTACCTTTGACAATAACCGTTTGAGTTTCAATAGGATCAGTAGCTTCAATTTTAACGCCACCTGTTGGATATCCATCTTTTCCAACACCTAATTCTTTTGTAATCTTAGGTGCATCAACATATCCTGATCCTCTTTGCCAATCTTTAGTCATAATTATCTCCTTTTTCTATTTATACTTACTTTTTCTTGTAATTTCTACCAAAATCATGACGTTTACTTTTATTCGCCATTTCTTGTTTTGTTAGAGATACTCCTGCACGCAATTCAGCTAGTTCTTCGTTCTGTTCTAGCTTTTCATCGTGTTGTTGGTCTCCTACCATCACCTTCATCGTGTCTAAACCGATTCTATCCTCATCATAGTCCTTTTTACGTTCATTATCCATCGCTTTAAGGTCTAATTCTCTTGCTTTTAACTTCATTAATGGATCTCCACCATAACCACCTGTAATTTCGTTTTCTTCTTTAGCATATTCAGCTGTCATTTCAGCAATTAACACTGCTTTTCTTGCTTCAATCTGGTTTGTTAACTGTTGGATACGTTGTTGCGCTTGCATTGCCTGTGGATTTTGCTGCATCGCTTTCGGATTTTGCATTGCGGGTCCCATTTGTTGTTGAAGCGTTTGTAATTCTTGTAGTTCTTTTACAAATTCTAATTGTACCTGTTCTTGTGCCATAAAGGAAATGTGTTCTAAAATATTTTTTTGTACAGCCGCCATAACCTGTGGATTATTTTGCACCATGTTTAAACTCATAAAATGTAAGTGAGCATCGATGTGCGCTTTATGGTCTTGACCACCAAAAGCCTGAAATGGTTTATTCGACATCGCTACAATATGTTCTAATGCTGGATCCATTGGAATCGGTTTTAATGGCGCCGGTAAAATCGCATTAATATTTTTTACCCCTACCGCTTCATACATACTTCGATACGCTTGATATAAGTTATGAAGTTGTGGATTCGATTGCGCCAATTGTAATTGCATTTGTGCCATTGAAATTCTTTGTGTTTGAGAAAATATATTTGGATCTGCAACTGGTAGAATATCTATCCGGTCATCAAAGTCAGAAACTTTAATTTCTTTTCTCGCATTCGGAACATTGTAAGGATAAACCGGTGGTAAATAAGTTTTAAAAACTTCTGCCAATAATTTAAATTCTTGTTTTAAACCAACATAGATTCTTTTATGAATCGCTGACATTACTCTTGATCCGCGTTCTAACAATGCAACCGTCGTTCCGACAGCCGCCTGTTGGTTCATGTCGCCCACTTGTGAGTCTGCGATGCTCGCGAATCGCTGGCCTGCTTGAACCACAATTCCCATTAATTGTAAAAGTGTCTGTGAAGGTTCCTTGTAAGGAAGTTGCATAAACGCATCTCGAATATTGCCTCCCGGAGCGTCGACTTCTCTAAATTCTCCAGGTTGTAAAGGTTGTGCATCATCTCGAACCCTTATGCCTCTTGTTTTAAATCCTGCTGGTAAATTAGCTAATGTTCCTGCATCGAGTAATTGTCTTAATGCAGAAGTTGCAGTTCTAGATAATCCACCAATCATGTGAATTAAACCAAAACCATAAAAACCTAAACCTGGTAAAAATTTAAAATGAACAAAATAATTTATTTTGTTTTTTAAAGGATCATCCAGTTTATAATTTCTTCTAATAGATAAAACTTTAAAGTTTGCTTCATCAACCGTTACTACGTACGGTAATTTAATTTGTGTTGGTTCTCCATCTTCACCCACATCTTCATAGCCTTCTAAATCTAAATTAGTATGAACTTCGATTAAAGTATAAATATCGTCTTGTTTATCTTTAGTAATTCCTTCCAGCTCGTGTTCTTTTTTAGTTAATTCATTTTCAGTAATTGGAGGTTCTCCTAAGTCAATGTCTTTATAAAATCCTGAAACCTGTTGTTTACGCAAATCGTTTTGAGAAATTTTAATGACGTGAATAACCGCCTCCGCGTCTTCCAAAGAAGTTGCCGCATAAGGTACTACTAAGTCATCCGCAGGGATAAACTTAGAAACGGCTCTACCTAAAAGCTTATCATAATAGACCTTCTTAAATGTAGAGCCGGCTAGGGGTAAATAAAAAAGCATTTGATCAAACTCAGGTTCATATTCTTTCATTTGATCCATAAGTTGATAATTCATAAAATCTTTTACACGATGCGCCTGATCTTGTTTCGCTTCATCCACATCTCCTAAAATCTGTGCTCGAACCGGTCCCTCAGCGGGTAATAATTCTTTATAAGCGGTTGCTTGGAATTGAGTAACGGCTTCAGCTAATACCGGGTGAGTTACGCCGGAAGCTCCTCTAAAAGGTTCTGTTCTTCTCTGGTATTTAAATCCTAAAAGATCTAAACCTTCTCGGTAACTATCTTCCCAATCCTTTC